TTTACCTGCACCTACAGTTCTACGATATTCTTCACGCACATACCAAACTAATTCACGCAGGCTACGCTTTTCTGGTATCCAAATGTTTTGTTCCTTGGCTGCTACCAATAATCCCACACAGACTTCGCCGTTGTAGTAAAGCCAAATATAACGACTGTGCAGTATGGCATACATTAGACTTTTAATGTGTTCAGGACGATTAGTCTGTGCGTGATCTTTATAACTTGTAGATTGTAAAAACTCTACTATTAGTTCTGTAATTATATTTAAGTCTGCTCTTGTGGCTAGTCTAATCATTTCAAATCCTTATGCAGCTGGCACATTGTTATCATTAAAATTGTCATTGCCACCGCCTACATTGCCACCATCTACAACACTGGCTGCTTTGCCTGTGTATGGACGACCAAAGTCAAAACTTTGATTAAACAATGCTTCAACTCTGTCCATACTGGGATCTGTGGCACTATTGTTAAGTTCGGTATAAACAATTTGATAGTCCTGACGATTTGTTCTGCGTCCAGAAACTTTGTTTTCCAACACACCCATGATGCTACTGGCAACAATGGTAATTGTATGTGTGACATTGACATCTTGATTCAATGTTTCAATGTCTTCCTGCACACTGAAATTGCTGACTATACCAGCAAATCTTTTATATATTTCCCCTGATATAACTTCCTGTGTAGTGTAATCAAAAAACGCACGATAAATGTTTACTTCTCCGCCTTTGATCTGTGTTCCCAATACTGCGGCGATATAAACTGAAGGAATAGCACTTAGTCCAACCTGCACTTCATCATTGGCGTTGCTGATGTTATTTTGTATTTCACTGACAGTTAAGAATCCAGCCAGTGCTTGATAAGTTTTGCTGTTGTGCGTTATTGCTTTATAACAATTACTAATGTAATAAGTTATACTAATAACACCTGCCTGTGTTTGACTGCCTGTTGCACTACTAGCATAACTAACACTGCTTGTAGTTGCACCAGTTACTACAAATGTTCCATTGTATGCTGTGGGAACCATATTGCTAACTGTGATGGTATCACCCACTGTAAATGGACTAGTTGCCTGTGTGGCAAAAGTTATAGTAGCAGTTGCACCTGTTCCGCTGGCACCAGTTGTGGGATTAATTGCTATCAGTGTTAGATCAATTAAAACACCGTGTTCAATTCGGCGTTCTGTGTCTACTGCTGGTATAACTGTGGTCATGTTATTTCCTCAATCATTTCAAAGTCACTGGTAAATTCAACAAATTGTCCAGGTAAAAATCTAATCTGCGGAAGTTTAGTAACTACTACATTGAACACTGCGGCTCTGCGTCCAACAAATATTGCTGTGCCTGCGCTAACTGTTTGTAAACTACCACGATGTGTAACCACTGTTGCTGTTGCACTAGCTGATACCTGCACATCAGCAGTGACAATATAAGGATAACTTCCTCCGCTCATTCTTAAATAATCACCAGCCTTAAAAATATAATTTCCCACAGTAGGACTTCCTGATTTAGTAATAGTTAAACTTGTTCCTGTCATTGATGTTGCTGTATAACTATCCAATGTGCCATCATTTGCTGAATCTAACTGTCCTTGATATGTTGTTAGCCAAGACATACCTGTTGCTGTTATAACACCAGAACCGTCATGATCTGTTAAATCTATAACTTGTGTAGAATATTTGTCTGCGTTAAAAATAGGTTCAAAAACAGCTCTATATTCTGAGGCAGTCCATATAGGTTTGGGTGTAACTATAAATCTAAATGGATTTGACCAGTTGCGACTGGCAACACTGAGTCTGCCACTGCGACTTACAGTCTGTGCAATTAATTTACTGCGATTAATTTCAATGTTAACCGCTGAATTGATGATATCTTGTAATGCCATTATCTTCTACTCCTTATTGGCATTTGTCTTCTGCCTTGTTCACTGACATTGTGAATAAACTCTGGATCACGAGCAATTAAACTTCTAAAACTACTGGCATCCACTGCTTGAATGTTGTAGGTAACTGCTGTGCTGTTGTTATTAACAATGGGTTGTCCCATTCCCAATGCGTGATTTGGAATAATGCGTCCTGCACTCTGTGGAACAAATAGTTCTGGACCACGCTCGCCTACAATACTGGGACGATTCACTGGAGGCATACCGCCATTGGCAAATCCAAATAACTTGCCAATGCTGCCGAAGAAACTGCCACCAGGACCAGCACCGCTTAATAAACTATTCAACATTTTCTGTGCCTGCATTCTTGCAAAGTCTGCAATCATTGAATTAATAAGATCCTTGAAACTTAGTTTGCCAGTTTGAACAAACTTAACAAACGCATCTTCAAAGCCTTTGGTAAATGACTGCATCTGTTGTGCGGCATATTCAGCATCTGTTTTAATGTTGTTGCGAAACTTCTCACCAGCGGCAATCCAACCATATCCAAAACTATCTTGTTCTGCTTTGGTTGCTGCCATTGTTTCTTCAATCTTAGCACGACGCTGATCATACAAGTCATTAATTTCTTGTAGTCGCTGTTGCATACCACCTACACCTTCAAAGGGTAGGTTTTGTATTTTTTGTATGGCTTCTAACTGCGTTTTGCGTTGTTGTTCTAAGTCAAATAACTTTCTAATACTTTCTTGATCGCTGCCACGCAGATTTAGAATACCTTTTTCTAGTTGTTCGCGTTGTGTGGTTAATGTCAATGCTTCACTCTGTGCTTTAACTTGTTCAAATGCACTTGTTCTTGCGGCATCTTGTGTGCTGGCAAAACCAGCTATATCTGCTTGAGCCTGTGCCATTTGCTCCATATAATCAAGAATGTTTTTAACTTCTTGTTGCTGTCTTGCGTATGCTCTAACTTGATCATTGGTAATGTTTAATATATCTAATTCGCTGGTTTGTAAATCTTTTAAGTTGGCAATTTCTTTATTGATTAATGCCAGTGTAACACCTTTAGCACCTTTACGCTTTTCTTCTAGAGCCGCAGTTTGGTCTGCATAGCGTTTGTTAATATCTGCAGTGGCTTTGATTAAATCTTGTTCTTCTTTGCTTTTACCTAACAGTTCAACTTCTGTGGTTAGTCTATCCATATTTGCCTGTGCGGCTCTACGATAACCATCTGCCAGTCCTTGAACAGCGTTAAGTTGTCCTTGAAGTTCTTTGCCAATTTGCACAGCATTTTCAGTTTGTTTTTTAATTGCTTCAGGATCTTCTGCTCCGGCACCTGAAGGGCGATCACCAACTGCTGAAGCAATAATACCAGCACCCACAGCACCCACACCACCAACCACACTTGCTTTATTTCTAAATGTTTGTGCTATTGTTGTATTTTGCTGTTCTAATAATGCTTCTTTCATACTACCTGGTTTTGGCACTTTGTCAACGGCGTCTTTGGCAGTTTTAGCACTTTTTCTAATAGCATCTAAACCTTTGGCTATAAAACTTAAACCACTTACAACACCTCTTGCAATAAACATACCAGGAATTGCTAATAATGCAATAGTGATTGCTTCTATTACAATTGGAAATTTACCAAGCAATTCTAATAGTTTACTAAAGCCACTGATCATAGGACCAAATGCTTCTAAAAATGCTAAACGAATTTTAGTCATTGACTTTTCAAATTGATCGTTTAATTCAGCGGCTCTTTGTATTGCTGCCGCTTGCTTTTCAAATTCTGCTGTGCTTAATCCAAGTTCTTCAGCAAACTTAGCAGGATTTACACCAATCATTGCTTTGCCAAATATGTCTATTGCCATTGCTGTTTTTTGTGCAGGATCTTCAATGCCTGCTAATTTTTCAGCGGCAGTTTGCAACATTGCTTCGGGAGTAGCAGTCTTAAGCATGTCAAATGTGATGCCTAATTTACCTAATGCTTCTTGTGTTTTATCACTGCCTTGTCGTGCTTCATCAATACTTTTATAGAATGTTGTAATCAACTTGCCAGCACTTTCTGCTTTACCACCACTTTGTTGTAGTGCTTCTTGTAGTTGTAATATTTTACCAACGCTTAGATCAGTGGCTTCACTTAGATCGTTAATAGCATCAGCGGCTTGAATTGCACCACGACCAAAACTCACTAACGCGGCACCAACTAATGCTGTTTTAAGTTTATTGACTACACCAATTAGTTTCTCAGATCTACCATTTAATGAGTCAAATGCACGATCAACATCTTTTGCACCATTGACAGCATCTTTGTTAAACTGTTTGGTAGCATCATCTGCCGCTTTAATATTGCGAACATAACCTTGACTGTCTAGTTCAAGTGTGACTTTTAAGTTTGCCATTATTTGATCTTTCCTATTAAATCATCTATGCGTTTTTGTAAAAACTTTTCAGTGGGTTCTGTCATACCTTTTGGGGCTTGGCGACTATAACCTTGATCCAAGCGTTCAGCATACACATAGTTAGCATCTATTGTAGAACCACGCAGACTAGTGCTTCTACGAGCATTGCCTGTGCGTATTGGAGTAGAATCAACAAAGTAATCGTAGGCTTCTTTGGGCAATGTTTGTGCAACTCGTTCAGCCTCTTCAAACATTTTATTAACTTGACTCATATTAAGTGTCATTGCCATTGTTGCGAACCCTTTCCAACGCTGCCATCATCTCTTCTTGAGATAACTTGGGTGTTTGCTTCTTACCTTCCGCTTTGTCCTGAATATAACTTTGATATCCCAGTGCGGCATCTAATACTACTAAATCAAATGTGGAAGCCTTTTCCATTACTTCGCTGGGCAATAAACTATAACGCTTCCCTATTGCATCAATACTGAGTAACATACTCATTTCAACACCTTCAGGATCCAAGGCTTCCTGCGTTACTTTCCCAGAGTTTCTACTACCTTACCTATTACTCTAGTTAAAATATTACTGGGTAATAGATATCCATCCTTGACAATTGGTGTTCCATCTTCATCAAGAATCATTTTGTTTACTAGTTCAACCATGTCACCAAAGTCTTCATTCTTCATAGTTGCCATCTTTACGAATACATCCATGTTAGTTCTGTCGTAGACCCAGAACTCAAGACTCTCACCATATTCTTTAATGGTGTCTTCATCTGTGAGTTCAACCTTGACTAGTTCAGGCTTTTTGCTTAGTTGTGTTAGTTTCATTTCAAATCCTCATATCTTTGTTTTAGGTAATGAACGGTTGCTAGTGCAAACTTCATTCTAACTTCTGCTTGTTCCAAGTCCTTCTTGGCACATCTTAATTCCGCTAGTGCTTTGGCAATTTCTGCTTCTATACTGCGAAATATCTCATCTTCAGTTTTGTTATCAAATATCATCACATCTCCTTACTAGTTATTTATGCAAACAAAAACCCGCCGAAGCGGGTTTGTGTAATTCTAATTAAAGAATTAGGTCACTGTATAGTCACCAGTGATAGTTAATGTCACTGGACTAACCCAGACTGGAGCGTCTGCAGATACTGTAGGAGCCAAGCCAGTGATGTAGCCAAAACCACCAAGAGTTTTGCCTGCACTGCCTGTGCTTGTGTCGCCCAAGTATAGTTGAAACTCAACCTTTGTCTTGTCTCTGCTTAGACCAAAGATACCCTTGTTAACAGCTACGGCTGCGCCGGCACCTGTTCCAAAGAATGTAGTTTGATCTAGAACAATGTTCAAGTCTAGACTGTTAGTTGCTGTAGTTGCAACTTGTTGCTTGCTGCCTTCGTCAAGTTGCGTCCATGTAAAAATATCGTTGCTGTTATTAACAGTGATATCTTGCATGGCTGGAACTGATAAGTTTGATGCATCTCCGGTCACGCTGATGTTGAGAGTTGCCTCAACGCCTGCTACGCCTGGTGCTGGAAATATGAATGCCATATTATTTTTTCCTTATGCTAAATTTGCGAATCTATATTCGCCTTCATAGATAACCCTATCGTTGTCTATGGTGACTGTATAGTCAAACAAGCGTGTAAACACGCCTGTGATGGTAGTGATATCCTTAGCACTACCTAAGATTGTCAATGCTGAATCTAAATCAGTGTTTCTGTTTTTTGCGTCCATGGACAAGAACCATCTTACAATAGTTACTCTAGAATTGATCTGCAATGTTCCCAATGTAGGCAACAGCGTGTCCTGCTCTGTATAGGGTTCGTCCAAATATACTCTACGAGCATTCTTTAGATAAAGAGGATTAGTTCCTTCTTGAAACGGCAGTTCCTGACTGGTCTTTATGCTACCAGTTAGTTGTGCTGTCAAATAAGTTAATAATTGTGTTCTCATCTTGTGCGAACTCTATTTACAAAAGCAGCCATCTTGTCTGCTGTTTCAATGGTTGCGTTTTCGCTGAAGTCATACCAGTCGCCGGCCTCTAACACTTCGTCAAACAATACATTATAACTGTCCTTATAGAACTTGATCTTTGCGATCTCTGCGCTATCAGGATT